TCACAATTCAACGTAGCCATTACCTCTATCATCAAGGTATTTATCTGTCATTCTCATAGATTTGTGGCCAAGTATTTTCTTTGCAAACTCAGCACTTTTTTCTTCTTCATATAATCTTGCAGATAAACTTCTAATTTCATGAAATGTTGGTTTATTTTCTATATGTTTAGGTAACGCTTCGATAAATTTACCTCTTAATGTTTTTGCGGTGGTGTTGCCACAGATTTTATCTGAGCTCCTATTCATGAGATTTAAAACATCTTTAATAGAATAACCAATAGACTCAAGTCTTAATGAGAGAGGTATTGCTACTTTAGAGCCTGTTTTTAATTGGGTGACATACAGCCTATCATTTTTTATATCATCCCACTTCATGTTGATAACATCGCTAATGCGTTGAGCTGTAAGTATCGCCAATAGGAACATATACCTATATTTGTCATTTGTGTGCTCCAAGGCGTATTTAAACTCTTCTAGCGATAACCTTGAGCGCTGAACGCTTGTTTTTGGCGGCTTTGTCACGGAAACGGGATTTTCCTTTATCACACCATCCGCAATGGCTTCATTAAAAGCATCTAGCATAGTGGACCTTAGTAATTTTGCCATTGCCTTTTTAGGGTACTCTGAAATAAATGTGGCTACATCTCTTGGTGTTACATTCTCAATTGGACAGTCATTAAAGTGTAATTTGATTAACTTTATTCTTGATTCGTAATCGTAGAGCGTCTTCTCTTTTAACCCCCTGCTGTTTACCTTCCCCCTATAAGTATCAAGCCACTCATGCAATGTTACACAGTGAACATTATTAATTCTGTCAACTAATGACTCTTTAGGTTTATAAATAGCCAAATTGGCTTGTATGGCTTCGGTTATTGCTAATGATTTGTTTGAGCCAACAGAAAATTCCTTTTTAGTTCTTACATCCCTGTAATAGTAAATCCCTTTACGCAAATACAAGTTAGGCGGTAAACCCTTGTTCTTTGCACTTCTGCTTCTGCCCATTAATTTTCTCCATTAAATATTGCGGTTCCCTTACCATTTTGTCATTTGTTAGAATTGTCCACGGCTCTAACTCATATTCTCTACCAACCTTTTCTGGAGCAGGGTATAACCTACCTTCCTTTATATAGCGAGATAATTGCCGTTGACTTCTAGGGTTAGCGAAATATTTATTATTCCATTCTGATAATGTAATTCGTTTCATTGATTATTCTCCGTATCCTTCATCATTAAAAAAACTTCCATAGCGCCACGGTATGGGTTTTTATTTACTGACATGAAGTCATAATCAAGGCAGTCAGCTGTCCATTTATTAGAATGGTACATTGGTGATAACCCTATTTTATTTTCAATAATAATCGGCATTGCGTCTGATGGGTTATTGCATGGGTCGAAAAAGCGATAACCAAACGAGCCATCAACAAGGAATTGGATAATATCCATTGTTTGTTTAATTACATCGTATTGCGTTTCAGGTAAAACAGATTGAGCTACTAATAAATTAATCTCGAAATCAGATAGTTCGGTGTATTTATTCATTATCATCTCCTAGTATTTCATTAATAGTATTTCTGATGTCAATTAAGTCTTGTTTTGTCACATCCATATTCCAAGATGGAGTATTTAAAATAAAACAATCTTTTGTTGTAGGTTCAATCTCAATACAATCTTTGTAATTTTCCAAGCCAGCATAATATTTATCTTTCATTCCATACCTCTCCACAAACAACTTTAACATTCCTCACTGACATTAAATATTCAGCACGTTTATTGCATTCCGATTGCGTATAAATATCTTCCGTAACAGGCACAGCAGAACCCCGTATTAACATGTGTAATACATATCCGATTATTTGCATGAATTGTTACTCTGAATTTTAGGTATAAAAAACCCTGCACTAGCAGGGTGGGTAATTAATAATAAAGTTCATTTAGTCTAGATGTTATTTCCCTTTCTGTTTCTTTTAGGAAATCTATCAATTCATTTTTATCTTTACAGCTAAAATGTTCATCAGGGATGTCTAGTGAATGCGCATGTGAATACATAACATAGCTATATGTTTTATTAATGAAATTCTCACTTAATGAGTCAATGTCTAAGATAAATATAAATAAATATAAACTCGCATGTATATTATTTCTATCCAAAAAATCATTATTTTTAAGCTTAAGGTTTATGGTGTTAGTAATATTGTACTCATCCTCTAATGGGTCTTTGTATATAATTTTATTTCCACTAACTCCTATTCCATAATATTTATCATCATTCTCAAGAAATGTTAAGACTCTTTTTATTTTAAAATTAAAATCACTAACCTTTTCCCTAATAAAATAAATTAATTTTTCATCTATCTCTTTTTGTTTTCTTTTATCATCATTTTTTTGAGAAAAATAAACCCCGATTGTTATGAGTATACCCAGTGAAGATAGAAGAGCGAAAAAAGCAGATAGAAAAGAAAAAATTATGCTCAACTTATCTTTACCTTGCGCGTCATTGGCAAATATATCAATAACAAAAATACCAAAAACAATTAAAGCTATTGAAGCTGTTAATGCCCAAAAAATAATATTTTTAAACTTTGAAGATAGTTCAATCATTGTGGATACCATTATAAATATAGGAATCATACTCACATCCATGTGACTAATCCACTGTCAAAATGCCTCCTTAACTCACATTCATTTGTTTTAATGCTTCACTAACGGCATTTAATCGTGATTCCATTCTTAGATATTGAGGGTTGGGAATAGAAGGCCAGTCGTTATACCAAGCATTATCACCAAACAAGCTAAGCAACTTACCGCCTAAAAAACTATTGCAACAATCATCTTTAACATCATCTGATAATTCGATTAAATCCCAATATTCCCTTGCTTCGTATTTATCTATTTCATCATCTTTGCGTAGTTTGATAACTTGCTTTTTAGCGTATTTAGCATTTGCATCGTTATCATCATCTATCTCAGAGATTAAATTAGAATCTAATTTGCCTATCCAGTAGTGATTGTTAATCCTATGAATAAACTCAATTAGTGAGCTACCCATCGAGCCCCAAAAGCAAGACCATGAATCACCCCATTCGCTAATTGTGACACGGCCGTTTTTATTATCGCCGTAGTCCTCAAGGTAAACATGAATAGGGTCGTGACGTTCTACACCCGTTATCACTAATTTAGTCACTTGAGATTGTTCAACTTTCATCACTCCACCTTAATCTTCTGTCTTCACATACCAATCAACAAGATTATCAATTGCAGTATTGATATATCCTGATTGCTCTTCTTCGGTTAATTTATCCCATTCGTCCTCAGTAATGCCCAGCCTACATTCAGAGTCAGAGCCAACCTTGTTTGTCCTTGCAACTAAAACCATCTGCTTACTCATGTTCATTCCTCTTATTGCATCCCTGCGAGTTAATTAGTCCAGCTGAATGGCGCCTTCTTCTGGATATTCAGTACAGTAAAATACATGCACACGACCGGTTTCTTTATCTTTACGTGGCTCGATGGTGTATTCAGTCTCATCATTAATATCTAATCCGTGAGGTTCTACTTTTAAGCCGACAAAATCAGCCATAGCCATTATTTGCTTCGTTGTTAATGTAATAGTCATATCTATCTCCTGTTTGCATCCTTGCAAATATTCCCTGAGCTATTTAAATTTACGCTCTATTTCTTCCGCTGCTTTATTTTCGTAATAATCAGCCGTTACGTTTTCTATTAAATCGTCCTGTTCTCTCTCGGATAATTTATTAAAATCTTCTTCTGAAATAGCTATAGTTAGTGTCACCTTTTCATTTGTGCTTAAATTGCGTATTACTAAGTTCATGGCTATATCCTTTGGTTAAACGGGTAGGGATTAGAAGGGTATTTGATCATCCCAATCTTGAGGAGGTTCACTTTGTGGTGTTTGATTACTCGATGCTTGTTTTTGTGCTTGCGGTTGCTGTGGTTGACCCCATCCTTGATTCTGCTGTGTCTTCTGGCTTCCTGCCTGATTACCACCGTTACCGCCTAGCATCTGCATTGTTCCACCGACATTAACTACCACTTCCGTTGTGTATCGGTCTTGTCCGCTTTGGTCTGTCCATTTACGCGTTTGTAATTGACCCTCTATAAAAACCTGACTTCCTTTTCTCAGATATTCACCTGCAATTTCCGCTAATTTTCCGAAGATGCATACTCGATGTCACTCGGTTTTCTCCTTCATCTCACCAGTCTGCTTATCACGCCACGATTCCGATGTAGCTAGTGTGAGGTTTGCTACTGCGCCACCTGATAGCATATAGCGGATTTCAGGGTCTTGCCCCAAGTGACCGATGAGAATACATTTATTCACGCCTTTACTTGCCATCAGTACCTACCTCCTCATATTCTCCTTCAAAAATAGTTGCATTCTCTTGGTCTACATTAGCCTCTGCTTTTTCGTCTAAAATGACCGCTTTCTGCATTTCGATAGAGACTGGCAGATATTTAAATAAGCGACGGATAACGGTTTTCTTCGCCATTTCTTCCCAGTGAGAGACCCAAGGCCCATTTTGACCAGCCTTACTTGATGCTCTGACTTTCTCAATTTGGTTATGCGTCATAACTTCAAACTGGACACCGCCATCTTTCAGCCTTGCGACAGCGTAAACGTGTGTAATTGGTGAGTCCTCATTTTCACCCGGTACGTGCGTTAAGTTTTCATTCAGTCCATACTCAAAGTGGAAACTATCTCCTTGCCTTACCGTTCTGGCTGAAATGCTGATTATTTGATTTGAGCGACGAGCCAGATCAATCATTCCACGGTAGCCAATGATTAGTTGCACATTCGATTGACCCGACTTTGCTTTACCATTGCCGAATGGGAGTAGGTAAGCATGACCTAAGGCATTACCAGGCTCCAATCCTAGCTGTGAACACTGCACAACAGCACCGATAAAACTCTGCATGTCACAATTTGCAAGCGCAGGAGTTTTGCGAATCTCTGTTGTTACAATCCGTATCATGCGATCTGGTGTCATGTGGCGAGGCAAAGCTGCGGCTAATTGAGCCTTCATGCTAGGCTGATTAATGAAGTGAATTAGTTGCTGGTCCTTTGTTTTGGTCTTTACCTCTGTACCTTGAGTTTTTTGCAAGTCAGCTTGAGCTAATGGTGGGTTACTCATTCCTTAATTCCTTAGCCCAGTAGGGCAGTGATAATGTGCGTATACCTGCCCACTCGTCCGTTTTTAGGCATTCTGCATACGTTCTTAAATTTTGTTTATAGGTTGTTCGACCAATATCTTTTGCTTGCTGGTCTAAATTGAAAACTCTAACGGGGTATCTACCGCAGTCGATAGTCGTGCTGACAACGAGAAAGACAAATACAGGAGGTTCACCTGTTAATGATTTATATCCATCAGAATAAAAAGAGTCCTGTACGTGATATCGATATTCGTACATGGAGCGGTCAAATCGTTGAATGTCAGCAGAGCTTTTTACATCAACAATCCAATGGTGCTCTTGAATGAGTTTATCTGGCCGGCAACGACAAAGAATGTCCGTATCTTCGTCGTTCCAATAAATGCTACTTTCAGCTACTCCATTAGCTTCTAAGCACCATCTTGCGATAGGGTGTGCTATTGCACTATCTCTCATGAGCATCAACTTCCTGTTATCGTCATGAGTGATTGGTGTGATACCTTCCTTTTCACACATTTCGAGAAATTCCTTTTCCTCTTGCTTCCCTGCATTTGTTCTACGATTTACATCAGGGCCTATCTTGTATCGCTTACTGTATTCATCTGGTTCTAATAAAAGGCAATGGATAGCAGTCCCGAAATCCAATGCCTTTATTTTTTCTTCATCAACAGGAGCTTCCTTGCTCCAAATATATTCGGCTGGCATTTCGCTTATTAAATCCAACTGAGATTTACTGATCCCTAATCCATGGTGATAGTCCTCATTTGAAATGTCGTAATAGATACCGGGCTTCATCCTAAAACCTCTTTATCTATCCCGATCTGAATAGCTGTTCTAATTCCGGCTAAAACCGCATCCAGTGCTTGGGGACTAATTTCAAATACCGGGTTTAACTTCCTTGCTAAATCCATGCACAGTAGTTCTTCTGGTAGGCTATCCATAACCTCATCAACTGATATTTTCTCTTCCTGAGAATTAACAAACGCTTCTCGTTCCATTTGGCGTTCGTACCAGTCGTTTCTGAGTCCGTATGTATTCGTTAACATAGAGCCTCCTTAGATAAACGCGCGCTCCTTGCGTGTGTTTATTTCATGCTGAATGAGGTTTGTACGCTCCATCGATACTTTCATTTTCCATTGAAAAACTAAGTCGTCGATTTGCTCATTTGTCATTTTAGACTCTCGCAATAGTGCGAATATCTGATGTTTTGCGTGTTTCTGCTTTGCGTTCATGTTGTACTCCGTATGCCTTTTTTAATGTTTCGTTTGCTTCGCGCCATCCGTTCTCATCCTTGAGATAATGTGCAATTCCAGCTTGCGATTGAGATAAACAAAGTTTGTATTTATCAATATTCATGCTTACCTCTGGATGTGCGAAATCTGCGCTAATCTTGCGATAGCGATAGGGTGGTTATCTGGTGTTGGTGCGGTGGGTTACTGCTGAGGTATTTTTTTGATATCTAATTCCGTGATATTGGCTTTTGCTCCAATTACAGCCCATAAATAAATATGCTCTGCGCAATCACCTTCATCTTCTGCTTCAATATCCTTTTCCCAAGGCTCGCCATTCCATTTACAAGCCACTTTGAACATTGGCATGTCATACTCCCTCCGTTATTAACTAAACACGATGCTAATTATCAAGCTTGAGTTTTTGAATTAAGTTACTCACTGTGGTATCTACTGCTTCCTGATCGATGGTGTCGAATAGCTTGTTGCGTGCTTCTTCCGCTTTATTACAGCCTTCCTCATCATTGTCGTCGTAATCTATCCATAATCCAAAATCGACCTCGAAAAGTTTCTCTGGCCAGCAATATTGCACCCCGATTTTTGACTCATCGGCGTTATGAGCTTTCTTGATTAGAATCTGACGCCCGTGTGACTCAAACTCCTTAAACCATATTTCCATCTCTATCTCCTATCTATTAATCAACTCACCACAGCCCACAGAATGGACTGTAATTAGTTAACTGCGCCTGCTTTTAACCACGTCAGGCGAGGTGGTTCCTCACTTTCCACAGTCAAGGAAAATTGATATATTGGTTATTCCACAGTCAATATAAGGAATGATTTAAATGGCTATGTTTATAGTGAGAGTAGAATTACCTGATGCTAATTATTCAGACTATCAGGCTCTATATGATTTAATGGAAAGCTACGGATTTTCAAAGCAAATAACTGGTGATAATGGTGTAGTATACGATCTCCCTGATGCTGAATATTACTGCAATGGAGATTATGATATTGAAGCTGTAAGTAGCACAGCCTTCCAAGTAGCCCAATCAGTTAGAGCTAATGCTAAAGTTCTTGTAACTGAAACTGAAAGAATTAGATGGACGGGGCTTGTTTATTACTAAAGTCACAACCAATAGAACCACTACCACACATTTCAGGTTTTGGTTCTTCACTCTCTAATGTCACAAATGCTTTTCTAACTCTATGACCTAATTCTAAAATATCATCACGAGTTAATTTAAAATTGCGTCGATAACTATCAACTAGCATGGTTGATAGAACCGCACGAGCCGATTCTTGAGACGCTTCTGTTAAATCTTCAAATTTCATCTTACTTCTCCTATTTATCTCGCCGTAACCCCGAACTCACTGCTCGGCTGTTTTGTTTTAACTCCTGAAAATACTGCTACATTAGGTAAGCAACAGTTATCTACCGATGGTTTGAATTTAGGTTCAATATTTCTAGTAACTGGTATGTGACTTAATGACAGTGTTTTTTCTACTGATGTAAGTCTTTTCTCCTGAGGGAATACTGATTCTAATTTCAATTCAATATTCTTTTTTGCAATAGCTTCTGCTTTCCGTCTGGCGTGACGTCTATTTGCAGATGCTCCACGTAAAAACTCAGGCTTGCGTGACTTTTTAACTGTAATAGTTGCCATATATCCTCCAAACAGTTGGCTTTAGTGAGCGCAGGGATCGAAACCATGTTATTTCTGTTTATACATGGGATAGTTTCCATGTCGGGGCAAATCTCTCTATGGTGGGAGTGAATACCCTGCACTCATTAAAACCTTCTGAGAAGGTTGACGCTTTATCAGCGTCACCGTTCTGATAGCTAATACACAACTCGCCATCATCGTTGTTAAAGAACATCAACGTGCTGTGTTCCGTTGATGGATAGTATATTCACAAATTGTGATTTTAAAGTCAACCACAAAACGTGTTTATTTGTTTGTTTTTAAATTAAGCTGATGATTTGAAATATAAAATAAATGATAAATAAACACGAAATGTGTTGTTGGTCACATAAGGTTGGAACTCAGATCACTTCTTTGGCGGGGATAGGGCACAAAAAAGCCCTCGCGGGGAGGGCTTGATAGTTAGTATTAGTAATTAATCTTCAAGTTTTTTTATTGTCTTTTCAATTGCCATAACACTGGATTCAGCTTCGCTTTTAAAAACCTGTTTATTCAACTCATAATCAGCCATATGTCTTTTTATTATTTGTTGCTTAAGAACAGCACCAACAGATATTAATATTTTTTGATCAAAAGGCTCTTTTTTTCTTTCTGCTGGGCTAAACAAATAATTAATAACGCCTTGATGGGTAGTTGGTGGACAGTAAATTAGTGATGAACATGTTGCATGATATAGTGAATAATATGCTCTTGAGATACAGTTTCTATGCTCCATTTCGCTACTATTTTCTGATAGATTGCTTTTCGCTAAATCCAAAAAATCTTTCGCTGTTACACTCATTTCAATAGCTCCGCATAGTTTTCTTTACTTTCATCGCTACGGAACCATGCTGTAACATTTTTATCTGATAAATCATTATTTTCAGCTAATGCGCATGCTATTTCTATATCCATATCTGAAAGTACATCAGGATCTGAAGTCGTAACTGAAACAATAACCGCAAAGTCGTTATTATCTGAACTTGTATAAAATTCGCTAGATAAACATCTTATTTTTTTACTGGCTGCAACTTCATTAGCTTTTTCAACGATCCATCTAGCATTCGGCTCTGATATTTTGCCAGACTTCATAAAAACCTCTAACTCAGTTAATGGTTGAGAAAAATCAAGATATGGGTATTGATCTAGATTTACATTCCCGTGCAGTTTAACAAGTTTTTCTGTCAGTAGTGAGGAATTTTTTATATCGGCAAAGGAATAAGCTATGTTCCTTGCCACAAATGTGAGGTATTGATTATCATATTTATTAGCAAGTTCAATTGATTTCTTGTAGCTTAATTTGAATTGTAAAGTTTTTGTCAAATAAGTTATATAGTTTTTAGCAACGCTAATATCGCCATATTTCATTGCAATATCGAAGTACTTTAAAGCATTTTGATTATCTTGATAAGCCCCATACGCAAGGGCTTTAACCATGTACATTGTCGGCTCATCATCTAAATACTCAGAGTCTTTTAACATTTGCTCAAATGTGAACCGATCTAATTTGGTTAGATTATCTATGTGATTAAAAACCAAACCTAGCTTTTCGATAGCTCTTTTCTGAGGAATACCCATATCATATTCTCATTTTAATTAATATTTGTTTACCCTAAAACGTGTCGTCAGGCCATTGTGACTTGATTACCTTACCTATGATTGTGCAGTTCCCATTAATAGGAATCAGGTCGAAACGAGGGTTTAATGGCTCTAAATACTCAACGCCACCTTCTCTAATCAATCGTTTGAATGTGAATTCATCATTTAGCAAACGAGCGACACAGAAATCTCCGAATTCCACTTCTTCATCAGGATCAACCAAAATAAGCATTCCTTCGGGAAAACTTGGCTTACCTCCTGGTGGTGCTGTCATTGATTGGCCTTCAACCTCTAACCAAAAAGCACGCTCACCGGCTTTCTTAGCTGTAGGTATCCACGACACAGCATCTTTCTGGGTGTATGAGTTAAATTCTGTTGAGAAAGCGCCGGCCTGTACCTTTGTGAATAGAGGGTATTCATAATTTTTGATCACTTGCTCACTTTGACTGCCAAACATTAATTCGGCAGGTGATATACCAAGAGCTTCACTTATAACAATCGCATCATCAGCGCTAATCTTGCGCTCTCCAAGCTCATAGTTTCCTATTCTGGACGCAGCAGAGTAGCCGCACAATTTAGCTAATTGAGCTTGACTTAGCCCTCTTGATTCACGAATGGATTTTAACCTTTCGCCAATAACTTCATTTACTTTTTTCATGTATACCTTTTAACACAAACCGTGATAAATGTATTTAAACGTTTTGTGGTTGACAGTTAATCACATATTGTGTGTAATATTGGAATAAACAAGGAGGATACACACATGAACAATATCGCAGAACAGCGAAAAAAACTGGGAATTTCTCAAGCTGTTTTAGCTTCATCAATAGGATGGGGGCAGTCACGAATTGCTAACTATGAGTTAAACATTAGAACTCCTAGCTTAAATGACTGCCGAGCTATTGTTGAAGCATTACAAAAATTAGGGGCAAATTGTTCTTTAGACGACGTTTTCCCTCCAAAAGTAGCTTGATTTCACCACGTTCTTTAACAACCGCAGGGTTCTTGACTGCTACGGAGTCGCTGATAAAGCGACAACTCTTCCCTCAATATCAACTCATACGGAATGAGCCACGGATCATTATTGTCCCTTAGTTAACTCATAAGGACTTTAAACAATGGAATGCGCAAAAAATATCAAAGTAGAGTGCTCATCAAACGAATTGATGACGTTTTACATTCAACAAATGTATTCAGTCGGTAATAACGGACTCGCTAAGGCGCTAGGAATACACCCTTCAAAATCCAGTCGAGATAAAGCCAGAATATTCGATTTAGCTTGCCAGTTGGTAAGTAAGTTCGGATTACCCCCTGACTCTGTAAATATCAGCGATAAGCCAACGAAAGTTGTTCTTGAAGGTGATTATGCAGAAAGGGTTATTCAGGCTCTTGAAGGGAAGGGAAAGGTTAAAAGAAAAGCCCCAGCAGTAACTGAGGCTTCTCAACAAATGGACTTAACCATTTAGACTAACAAATACACTGTATCAATAACCAGTATTAAAGGGAAGCTGATTTCTAGCTTTCCTTTTGCTGATACAGCTTAGGAATGGAGAAATTATACCATGAGACAAAGAATAAATCATGAATTTAATAGCTGTGATGAGCATAAAAACATCATGAGAAATAGGCTATTACAAGAAATAACCCCACTAGGTTGTCAGCGTTTAAAGGAAGCATTGAAAGACGCAAAATTAAGGAAAGCACATCGGGATAAGTTATTAGGAGAGCGAAAATGAGTATGCTTCTAATGGCAAAAGCCATGCAATTACAGGTGGGGAGTACAGCACAAAAAATGGTGCTACTGAAACTTGCCGATAATGCCAATGATAAAGGTGAGTGCTTTCCTTCTTATGAGACTATTGCACGTCATTGCGAAATTAGCCGTCAAAGTGCGATAAACCACATTAAAAGTTTATGTAAAAAAGGGTTTGTTCGTAAAGTTACGCGAAAAACAGATAAGGAGCATACTTCCAATTTATATATTCTGGATTTGGAGGCTAAATCTCTTGATGACGGTAGTCAAAATACAGTACCCCCTAGTCAAAATTCTGTACCAGAGGTAGTCAAAGAATTTGACCACGGTAGTCAAACGGTTGGACTAGGGGGTAGTCAAAAATTTTTACCCAGAACCAGTCAGTCTTTTAACCAGTCAATTAACCTTAAAAAACTATCGTCTGACGACTCGAAACCTGCAAAGCAGATTTCGGTTAATCGACAAACTAAAATTCCTTATCAGGAAATCATGCAAGCCTTCAACGAATCGGCAGGGGATAGATTACCCAATGCCGAATCACTGAATGACAAACGCAAAAGAGCAATATCCAAATTCCTGAAAGAGCTCAAAGAGCCTACAGTCGAATCAGCTAAAAATTATTTTGATTATTTTATGGAAACAGCGAGTGCTTGGTATTTCGGCGAAAATAATCGGGGTTGGCGAGCGAATTTTGATTATTTACTCAGACCTGAAACGGTACTCAAAACAAGGGAAGGAGCACTGTGATGAACCAAGTTCCGAATAATTTAATGGCGGAACAAAATGTTATTGGAGGACTACTGCTTGACCCGCAAAGTGATAATGCGCAATCAATTTTTTCACTGCTAAAACCTGAAGATTTTTATGCCCGACACCATCAAATTATTTATCTCACCCTGCGAGAAATGTATACCCAACGTATGCCAATAGACATCATGACGGTGACGGATTGTCTGGAGTCAAAAGGCCGAATTAATCAATCAGGTGGTTTTGCCTATCTTGCTGAGATGGCAAGAGAAACACCGAGTATTGCTAACATTATGGCTTATGCGAAAAAAATCCGAGAGTGTTCCGCACAGCGTTTTGTTATCGAAAAGACGGTTGAAATTCAAAAGCTCATGATGGCGCCAAGTGAGTTAGGTTTTACAGATAAAATTGAACAAGCACAACGCTTGCTTGATGAAGCTACTTCGTTTGGAAAAATGGGGAGAAAAACAGGGTTACGCCGAATTGATGATGTGCTGGATGATGTTTTTACCGACATTTGTGATCGACAAGATAACCCAGAGAAACATCGAGGATTAAAAACGGGATTTAAAGATTTTGACCGTCTATTAAGCCCGAAACAGATTGTCATAGGCTCACTGTTCGTGATTGGTGCTCGTCCAAAGATGGGAAAAACAACCGTTCTCACTGAAATGGCAAAAAATGTCTCACAACAAGGTAAGCCTGTATTGCTGTTCAGCATGGAAATGACGGATAAACAGCTTGTTGAACGGACACTAGCCCAACAAACCCAGATTAATTCAGATAAATTTTACCAAAAGTTAGAGGAGCATGAATGGGATAGGCTTTGCAGTGCCATCGGTCGCCTTAAAGATGAGCCCAATATTTGGGTGGATGATACACCTGGCATGTCCTTACAACACATTCGTTCTGAAAGTCGGAAAATCAAACGCAAAGTCGGTGATATTGGGTTTATTGGTGTCGATTACCTCACGCTGATGCAAGCGGGAAAAGCTGACCGTAATGATATTGCCTATGGTGAAATCACTAAGGGGCTAAAAATATTGGCAAAAGAGCTCAATACGGTGGTTGTGTTGCTTGTACAACTGAATCGGGGATTAGAAAACAGGGCTGATAAACGCCCCGTACCAAGTGATTCAAGAGACACAGGACAAATCGAGCAAGATTGTGATTATTGGTTAGGCATTTATCGTGATGCGGTGTACCACGATAATGCAGATGAAACGCTGACCGAGATGATTTTAAGGCTCAATCGGCACGGTAAAACAGGCACGGTGTATGTTGACCAACAAGGATTGAGTATTACACCAGTTGATCAATATATGGCTGCTTATCGCGCTCAACCGAAACGAGAGCCTAAAAGGTATTGTGAAAAATCGTTTTAACTCATGAAAGTAAAAAGGAGACCTCGTGACAGATGATATTTGTCTCCATAAATCCAATCTCAATAGTATTTTCAAAGTGCTCTCCGAAATCGTGACAACAGGTAAACGTTATCGCATCAAAATCACCGAGTGGCGTGATTTAAGAACCATACCCATGAATAAAACATGGCGTATGTGGATGGAAACCACAGGCGAGTGGTTACGTGCGCGTGGCGTTGTTATCGATATTAAAAATGGTGTTGGTGAAATCGTTTTATCAAAGCCCATCACTAATGAGGAAACTCATGAATATTTCGTTGGACATTGGCTAGGGCGCAATGAAAACGGTGAGCGTGAAAAAACCAGCAAGATGGATAAAGCAAGGATGCTTTACATGATGGAGAAACATGAACAATGGTGCATTGAGAAGGAAATTCCGATCATCATTCCTCGTAATTCTGAATATATGAGTTTGAAAAGAAAGCAAGAAGAATAGGAAATAGTGATGATTATTTCAGTTAATAACATGATCGTTTTTATTTTAAAGTGATAAAAAATAGTAATCAGGAGGCTCATGATGAATTTACGCAATGAGGCAAAAGGGCGTGAATGTCAGATTAGAATACCTTCAGTTTGTAATGGTAACTCTGAAACGGTTGTTTTAGCCCATTACAGAATGTCAGGTCTTTGTGGCGTCGGAATAAAATCGCATGACTTATTTGGCGCTTGGGCTTGTAGTGCATGTCACGATGAAGTTGATAGACGAACACGATTTACGGATATGGAGTATGCAAAACAATGTCATCTAGAAGGTGTTTTGAGAACGCAAGCCATATTGATCCAAGAAGGGAAGTTGAACGTGTGAAGGTCTTTAATATCGAACCAGTACCTAAACCAAGGATGACTCAGGCTGATAAATGGAAAAAACGTCCCCCAGTTTTAAAGTATTTTGCGTTTAAGGACGAAGTAAAGTTAAACAAAATCACCCTACCTGAATCACATTACCACATTACATTCATTCTACCCATGCCGAAGAGTTGGAGTAAAACTAAACGCTCCGAAATGAACGGTAAACCCCATCAACAAAAACCGGATAAAGATAATCTCGAAAAAGCATTACTTGATGCTATTTTTGACGATGATTCACGTGTATGGGATGGGCGGGTAACAAAAGTGTGGGGAAAAAGGGGGCAGATAATTATCCAAGAGGTGCGATAGTGAATATTGAGTGGATACGCGAGCGAGTAAGTACAGCGTTGATGAATGTTTGTATTATAGAAAATGGGCCGTTAAGTGCCATGGAGGAACAAGCAATACTTGTAACCGATAGGTTTAAAAGAAACCCAATACGCTATGCGGGTGAAAGAAAGTCTCGATACAGACTCCCCTCACATCCACTCAAAATTAAGCAAAAACATGCCAAAGGAAAATCAAAACCATTAATTAATGAAGTTACTTATCGCACTTCATCATGGCGCAGAGGTATTCATCAATTGCCTAACGAAATGCGCTTATGGTTACTCTATTGCTATGGTGATTATCAATATTATCGTGAGCAAATACTCATTGTTCCCTATATTTGGCATGAGTTTCAGCGATTAAATAGTAAAAAAAGGATAACGAAAAAAGTTAAGCAACGACTTCAATCTCTTACCTTACTAGCCATTCAGGCGGTAAAAGCAGAAATTAATCAAACAGCAAAAAAATATACGGATGTTAAGCTCGCTGGATTGTTGGGCGTCAGTGCTGATGCTTGGCGAAAGAGCTATAAACTGTATTGGATTTGTTTATTAGATTGTTGCTATCAATTAGATAGAGATTCGCTATTCAAAATTAGCGCTTTAAGCTGATTAAAAAAGTTGCAAAACTCCGTTTTTTTCTATAAATTAAATGCAATATTTATATAATATTATAAATGTAAGTATTTCAAACCTCGCTTCGGCGGGGTTTTGTTTTTTTTTAAAATATATTTATAATTATTAATTAAAAAATTTGTTGGAAGTTTTTCGTTTTCATTGATTGTTTGTTTATATTTAAGATGAAATTTATTGTTATCCTATAAGAATAAACCTGCAGTGTTTAACTAATAATTAAAATAATAAACAGGTATTCTTATCTCTACTATACTCATAATATTCAATTTATAGAGCGAGTATATATAATGATTGATTTGTTTAAGTTAACGAAAAAAAGTTCTAGGCATATTGGTATAGCAATATATGTTGGTATTATAGCGGGTATCTTTTCAGCTTTAGTTAAATCTGGTTTTGAAGACCTAATTCCCCCGAGAACACTTGAAACGACACCCCCGCCAGTCGTCTTACTCGAAAAGCTTGGATTAAATATAGATACTATGACTTATCATTGGATGGGATATAGTATTAATTGGGGCGGTAATGGTGTTCATATATTATTCTCAATAGTTATCGCTGTGACATATTGTGTTATTGCTGAATTCTTGCCAAAGGTTAAATTATTACACGGTATTTGTTTTGGTATTGGCGTTTCTGTTTTTGCTCATGGTTTAGTCGTACCTCTACTAGGATTGTCTGGCTGGCTTTGGACAGCAGGTTATCAAGCATTAATTTCTGAGTTTGTTGGAACCGCTTTTTGGATCTGGTCAATTGAAGCGATTAGACAAAATTTGCGTTATTGTTTAACTAAAGAAAATGATGCTGAGTAGATAAGGAAGTTCAACCTTAATCTGTTATAAATTTCTTAAAGATCGCTTAGGCGGTCTTTTTTCGTATATGCCGACCACAGAATCAATCACCCTCGTTATCACGTTCACACAAGAGCTGTGAGTCGGCACCTTATTAACTAAATAAATTGGTAAATGTTATGTCAAAAGAGATAAGCGAATTACAGTTTAGTCTTCACTATGCCTCAGAAACAGACAGTGAAAAGAATACCTCCATCATTTTAACGGCGAATATCCATACGGCTGATGGTGAAACTCAACAACTGACACAATTAATTTGCACGACATCTTCCGCAGGTAAAAAGCAATATCGAATCGGCTTGCAAAAAATTAGTGATGCTGGTGCTCCATTGCTGGTGGCGATTGAATCCTATTGGCGCAAAAACACACAAGAGAGTTGTGTTTATTTGTTAGAGAAAGCGAAGCAATTTATTCAAGGACACTTACAACAAACGAATACATGGATATCTATGTATGGTCTTGTGATTGTTTCTAATGCGTCACTGGAAGAACAGTTGCCTGAAGGTTTATTAAAGGCACTTAAAGTATCAATCCCCGCCTAATTTTTTTAACACTTTCACACTAATCATCAACGGACACTCCTCTGGGGGTGACTATGCGTATGGAAAAATTAACCAATGTAACTTATGGAACAGCAGGCCTAACGGCCTTTTTTGCCAGTCTTTCGTTATATGAATGGGGATTTGTTATCGGGATGGCGTTCAGCATGGTTCTCGGTTTAGCCACTTACTTTATGACTCGTCGAGAACAACGAAAACGCACTCAATTATTTGAAAAGCTTGTTCGTCATGTTGACCCACAAAACCCGACCGAAACCTTAAAAAAGCTTGCTGAATTAATGGTGAAAGCGCCAAAGGATATTTAATGTCTCTCAAACAGAAAATAGCGGTGATAACAACAGCAGGAGCAACAGCCATCGCGTTAGTAGTAATAGCCCATTTTGAAGGTGTACGTTATGAACCTTATCGTGATGTGGCAGGTGTTCTAACTGTTTGTTATGGACATACAGGCAAAGACATTATTCAAGGCAAGAGATACACACAACAAGAATGTGATGCGTTATTACAAATCGATTTTATTAAGACACAACAGCAAGTCGATGCATTAATCAAAGTATCACTCGATGACTACACCAAAGCTGCTTTATATTCCTTTGCTTTTAATGTGGGTACAACCGCATTTGCTCGCTCAACATTACTCAAGAAGCTAAACGCTGGTGATAGAGCGGGTGCCTGTGAAGAAATGAAAAGCTGGGTTTATGCTGGTGGAAAGGTGTGGCGAGGGTTGGTCAGTCGTAGAGAGGCGGAGTCAGCGTTATGCAATGGAAGTCTTTAATCATCATCGTCGGTTTTATTCTTACATTACTCATCTCGGTCGCTAGTGGCATTTATCTCTCAATTGATAATTCATGTATTAACGATAAAGCAAGCTTAGACAAACGCTGTCAGATTGCTCTCTCACATCATCGGTACTAATTATGAAACACTGGAAACTTTACATTGTCGTTGTGATGGTGGGGATTGTTGCTGGTGGTTGTGCGCTGATTAATGCACAAGCGAAAAGAATTAACACACTGACAGAAAACAACAAAGAACTGACTACCGCACTCGAAGAGCAGAAGGATATCAATATTGACTATCAAGCACGCATAGAGCGACTAAATCAACTTGATACAAGGCACACACAGGAGCTTGTTAATGCAAAGAATGAAATTAGTCGCTTGCGTGATATTAGTGAGCGTAATCCTGAACGGGTGTACATCCGAGCCAGTTGTCCGAAAGACGAAACCAATTCAACCTCCGGCATGGATGATGCAACCACCGCCAGACCTACTGACTCCGCTGTCAGAAATTATTGGCTACTCAGAGAGCGAATTGCAGAGTCAGAACAGATGATTAAAGGGTTGCAGGATTATATCAAACAAGAATGCATGGAATAAAAAAAAGCCCAGCATGGGTGCATGGGCAAACTAACAGGATATTAATCAAAGTATAGTGATAATTACTTAGTATAGCTTAAGTAAATATATATATCAGCAATTAGATAAGTAGTTTATCCATTAAGGAGAGTGATCATATCTTGACTGCTAGGAACAGACTAGAAGTGGCTTGGCAGTGTATCGCTAAGCTGCGAACTCTACGCATTTCATTCTGTGCATTCACCGCGCAATTAAAAACACTCACAGAACCTTACAGAAAGTCGAACCTGAGAAAAACCGTTAATGGTGTTTTCTGTGGGGCGGTTATTTCTGGTGAACAGGTTCGCTTTTCTATAAGGATTTACACCATGAGCAAATCATTAGTTTTCAAAGGTAATGAAATTACTCCATTTGATAATGGTGATAATAAGATTTGGTTTACCAGCTCTCAGATGGCTAAGCTACTCGAATACAAAAATGAGAAGTCAGTAACCAATCTATATAACGCCAACAAAGACGAGTTTTCTGATGATATGACAATGGTCACTGAAACAATGACCAATGGAATAAACAACAACTTACGTAAGAAAAAGGTCAGGATCTTCTCTGTTAGAGGTGCACATCTAATCGGAATGTTAGCTAATACAGATGTAGCGAAATCCTTGCGTCGATGGTTACTTGATCTAGCTGAAAAAGAGTCAAAACCACAAACAGGGTTAGCAAACCTTGACATGAATGAGCTTAAAACCCTGACTATCAATGAGATGCAAAATAGATTAGTAGCAGCCGATAACTGGTCGTTCGAGAACTTTGGCAGGAAAGGTAGTGACTTAATGAATTTACGCAAGCGTCACTTAAAGAAAATACGCAAAGCGAAGAAGGCAATTAAAGAACTATCACAATTAACCTTGCCTGATATGGGCGAATTTCCAGATGGAGAAGAGCCAGCATGAACCACGAACAATTCATAGAGCAGAACGTACTAGCCGAGTTAAAAAAGCTCGGCTTTTCTTTACCTGTTTGTCGTAGAGCAAGTTACATGGCGGTAGATCATTATCGCCGAAGCTCTCAAGCAAGTAGAAAAGGGCGAATGTTTGACGACTGCTTACATATTGCCAAAGTGTGGGCGAGTAAGTTCGCTAAGGAGAAAGTATGACCAAACAAGAAAAAGCAAACTTATCCATTCTCTATCGTCAATTACAGCAATCACTTGAATACTTACACTGTGGAAGAGTTGATGATGGGAGAATAGTTGCTGAAATCGTCGAGCGCGAGTTAGGCAAGTTAGTCAACAAACAGAAAACCAAATAGGCCCTAGCGGCCTTTTTTATTTAAGGAATGGATATGGCTAAAAGACCAGATTGGGAGGCCATCGAGTCGGCTTACCGAGCTGGCGTGATGTCCATAAGGGAAATAGCCTCTCAATACGAGATAACCCATCAGGCGATAAGTAAGCGTGCCAAGAAAGAAGGATGGGAGCGAGATTTAAAGGCAAAGGTTAAGGCTAGGGCTGAAAACTTGGTTGCCAAAAGGGAGGTTGCCAGTCTGGTTGCCACCGAAAAGGCTATTTCAGAACGGCAACTTATTGAGGCTAATGCCGAGGTTATCGCTAATGTCCGCATGGAGCATAGAGGCGATATTCGAAGGGCTAGAGAATTAACCAACAACTTATTTGATGAACTATCTGCTGAATGTGCTGATGTGCCAGCCTTAAGAAAACTTGGCGAGTTAATGTTTAGTCCTGATGATAACGGACGCGATAAACTCAATGAAATTTATCATTCAATCATATCTCTCCCTGAGCGCGTTAAGTCAGCCAAAGCATTAAGTGAAACACTCAAAAACTTGGTTGGGCTTGAGCGTCAAGCATACGGCCTTGATGATGTTCAGCCGAATAAGACAGCTAGTCAGCTATCAGAACTAATGGACGACTTATCTAAGGAATAATCATGAAGCCAGAACATCTTGCATTATTAAGAGATAAGCTCTGGCGATTGAATCACCTCTACTGGATCACAAACAAAGAAGGTAAGCCAGTTCGATTTAAAATGACGCCTGAGCAACTCGAATATTTTGAAGGGATGCACACGCGAAACATTATCCTGAAAGCTCGTCAGCTTGGCTTTACTACAGAAGTCTGCATTATCCAATTAGACGCAGCGTTATTTGAGGCGGCTAAATGTGCATTGATAGCCCACACACTTAACGATGCTAAGCGACTATTCAGGGAAAAGATAAAGTATGCCTATGACAAGCTACCCGATGAAATCAAAGCGGCTAACCCAGCGAGTAATGATGCGGTTGGTGAGTTGGTGTTTAGCAAAGGCGGCTCGCTTTATATCAGCACGTCATTTCGTGGCGGTACACTCCGTTATTTGCACGTTTCTGAGTTCGGTAAGATATGTGCTAAGTATCCAGAGAAAGCCCGTGAGATTGTCACTGGCGCATTTGAGGCGGTATCAAGCGATTGTTTTACGACGATTGAAAGCACAGCGGAGGGTCGAGCAGGTTATTTCTTCGATTATTGCCAGTCTGCTGAGAAAGCGCAAATTCAGAATAAGACTCTCTCTAACCTAGACTGGAAGTTCTTTTTCTTCTCATGGTGGAAGAATCCAGAGTATGCCATTAACCCTGTTGAGCCATTACCCCAGCGGTTAGTTGATTACTTTGATGAGATAGCCAGCAAACATGGTGTTCAATTAAATGAGCGCCAGAAAGCATGGTATTACGCCAAAGAGAAAACGCTTGGCGACGATATGAAACGGGAATATCCGTCAATACCGTCTGAGGCATTCCAACAATCGGTTGAAGGCGCTTACTACGCCAAGCAGTTCCGCTTCCTGTACGAAAATAAACGCATTGGCACACTTCCTGATAACTCGCACTTACCGGTTCACACGTACTGGGATATTGGTGTGGGTGACTCAACGTCAATTTGGTTTATTCGTGAAGTGGGCGAGGAGTTCCACATTATAGACCACTACTCAAACAGTGGTGAAGGTCTACGGCACTACATGAAAGTACTGAAAGACAAAGGCTACACATATGCAAGTCACAATGGCCCTCATGATATCGATAACCGTGAGTTTGGCTCGGATGCGAAATCTCGGCGTGAATTAGCGCGTGAGGGGTACGAAATCGACGGACAAATTTACTCAATCCGATTTGAAGTAGTGCCGAAGCTTTCAGTTGATGAAGGTATCGAGGCAGTACGTGAAATTCTGCCACTTTGCGTGTTTGATGAGCATAAATGTAGTGAAGGCATTGCTCATCTAGAAGCTTATCGTAAAGAGTGGGATGACAAGCGAGGCTGTTGGAAAGATAAACCGCTTCACGATTACACGTCACATGATGCTGATGGATTTAGATATTTTGCAGTGAGTCGAAGAAATACTAAACGGTTGACTAAGAAAATAGAATTTAACTGGAACTAACATGAATACAAACGTTGATTACAAGCATCCAGCTTACAATGAGTTTTTGCCTGAATGGGACATGGTTGGCGATTGTGTTGATGGCGAACGAGTTGTTAAAAGCAAGAAAGAGAAATACCTCCCTCATCCGGCAGATAACAAAGATGAAGATGATAAGGGTAATGAGCGTTATAAGCGCTATTTAGCTAGAGCATCCTTTCTGAATGCCACGGGTAGGACACTTAGTGGTTTACTTGGTATTGCTTTCAGTAAGCCAGTAAAGATTAGTATTAGTGGTGATGTTGAGTATTTAGAAACTGATATTGACGGTCAAGGTCAGCCACTTACTCAAATGATAAGGGATGCGTTATCGCAAAACTTACAGCGTGGTCGAGCAGGTTTATTAAGTGATTTTAGTGGTTCAGGTATTCAGTCAGAGGCTAATAAAGGTCGCTCCTATATTCGGTTGTTTACAGCAAAAGAAATTATCAATTGGCGTGTAACGAACGGGAAAACATCCCTCGTTGTCCTCAAATATCAGGAGCCAGTAGATACAGATGATTTTGAACTGCAAATGCAGAATAACTGGATTGAATTAAGGCTTGTTAACAATGTAGCTTGCTCTCGTCGCTGGTATGAAGATGGAGATATAAAAGTTACAGAGTGGGTTGTATTAAAGGATGCACACGGCATTCCATTAAGGGAGTTGCCGTGGTCATGGATTGGTTCAATGAACAATGATCACACCCCTGATGCTCCTCCTCTTGCAGATATTGCGTACTTAAATATCAAACATTATCAAGTTGAGGCTGATATCGCAGAGTCTGCACATACTGTCGGTCAGCCGATGATTGCACTAACTGGCCTTACTGATGATTGGGTTGAAAGACACGTGTCTGAAGGGTTTACTGTTGGTTCACGCAAAGGGGTGTTGCTGCCACAGGGTGGTGATATGAAATTTGCGCAGCCAGAAGACAGAAACATTCAAATAAACCTAGCTGAGCGCAGAGAAAAGCAGATGGCAATGCTAGGAGCTAAGCTAGTTGAACGCGGGACATCAGCAAGAACAGCGACTCAGGCACAGGATGAGGCTCAAACAGATAATTCAGTGCTTTCGTTGTGTTCAGGAAACGTCGAAAAGGCCGTTAACCGAGCACTTAATTTCTGCATTCAGTTTGAGGGGAGTGGTGAGGCAACTATTGAGATAAACAAAGTTTACGATATTGCTCAACTGGATTCGCAAGCAATCACAGCTCTCCTTGCTTCTCTCCAATCTGGGGCTATGCGATTGATTGATTTTGTTAAGTACCTGCAAAGTATCAATATCATCCCTCAAGATGAGAAAGCTGAGGATGTTATCGAAGAGATAGAATTATCGCGAGCTAACTCAATGATGTAGAGGTGAATATGCAATCGCAGTTGATGTTAGATAATTCAATGATGATCCAAATTCTCCTAGAACGACTCAAAGCTGGCATTGTTGATAGAGAGGAAATGCAAAGAGAGCTAAGGGCGGCTGTTGCTAAGGCGTTAGCTAATTTCTCAGGTCAGATAACATCGAGGTCAAAACTAAACGCCATAATTGCTGAGTTAAAGCGAGAGCTATCACCAGTTCTGACCAGTTACTCTGAGCATTTACTGCAATCTGTTCTCGATATCGGTGTTGAGTCAAGCCAACTTGAAGTTGATAGCTTATCGCAGATAGTAACAAATGAAGTAAGCAAGCCTGATGCTGAGAAAGTTAAAAAAGCCATTTTAAATGTGCCGCTGATATTAACCGCTTGGGGCGGCTCTTTATTTCTCAAGAAATTTATATCATCTTGGGTGACTAGCTCTATCCAGCAAGTAGAGAATCAGACTGTTTTGGCTATGGCTGCTCAAAGTAACATTCAAGTTCTACAGTCCACTATTAATGGGGCTGCAATTGATAAAACACAGGTCTCTACATCGACGATATCTCGAATTACTTACAACTACAGAACAATTGCAAATACGGCAATTCAGCATGCTCATACATGTGCGGCTCAGGAATTTTATAAGGAGAATGACGATTTAATTAAAGAGGAAGAATTCAGCGCAATACTGGACAACAAAACATCATCGACGTGTAGGGCTTTATCAGGAAACCGATATCCTGTTGGGGCTGGCCCAATGCCACCATTACACCCAAACTGCCGAAGTCAGCGATTGCCAATACTTAATGATAAATTTGCTAATTTGATAATAACTAAACCAATAGGAAGATCTGAATGGGGAGAAGAAAGCTATTATGAATGGCTATCTAGGCAACCGGCCAAAAGACAGGATTTAATATTGGGTCCGACTAGAGGGAAGTTGTTTCGTGATGGTGGTTTATCTCCAGAGCGATTCGCACAGTTGCAGTTACATAAAAACTTTAAACCAATGACACTTAAAGATATGCAAAAGTTTGCGCCTAAAGCGTTTGAGCGAGCAGGAATTGAATTGAAATAACACAAACCCACCACTGAGTGGGTTTTTTATTATCCGCAGTTAGAGACTGCACCATCTAAACCAGAGGTTTTACGATGTTTAAATATTTATTAACGAAAGAAGAATTTGACGCATTAACTGATGAGCAAAAGGCTCTTTACAAAGAGTCTGGTGGTAATTACCAACTTCAAATCGAAGGTATGCCAGAAATTCCAGATGTGTCAGGTCTTCAAAAGAAAGTTGATGAATTACTTTCTGAGAAAAAATCAGAGCAGGAGAAACGCCGGCAAGCTGAAGAGGCTGCAAAAAAAGCAGCAGAAGATCAAGCGCGTAAAAATGGCGATATCGAATCACTAGAAAAAAGCTGGGCTGAAAAGTTAAAGACGCGTGAAAACGAGTTATTAGCACAGCTGCAGGAGAAAGACGCGAGTCTACATACGCTATTAGTTGATAACGTTGCTCAAACTGTGGCTACAAAGCTTGCTGGTGACGCTGCTCCGTTAATCATGCCACACATTAAATCTCGATTATCAGTAGAAGACGGTAAAACGCGAGTGGTTGATGCTAACGGTCATCCTTCTGCATTTACCATTGATGATTTAGAAAAAGAATTTCGTAGTAACCCGTTATTTGCTCCAGTAATTATTGGTAGTAAAGCCACCGGAACCGGAGGGGAAGGCGGTAAAGGGAAATCACCAGCCGGAGGCAGTGAAAAACCCAAAAGCGCGAATCCGTTAGTGGACAGCGCACGTGAAATCATTGCTAATATCCAAGAGGATTAATTTATATGTCTTTATATATTTTTCAAAAACAAGTGTCTCTAGCGGCAACAGAGTTGGTTGCTCAGGCTGTCCGTCAATTTAACGAAGCATCTGGTGGTGCTTTAGTTATTGGCGATGGTGATCATATCGGTGATTACATTGAGCAAACATCATGGCAGTTGCTTGGTGGTCTGGCTCAGCGACGCAATGCATATGGTTCAGGTAATCTAACGCCACAAGAATTGGGGCAAATCCTTGACCGTATGATTAAGATTGATGGTCGTATTGGCCCTGTCTCAGTTACCCCGACAATGATGAAGCGACTAGGTAAGGACGTATCAGAAGCGGCTGCGGTAGTTGCTGCTCAATCAGCAGAAGCCATGTTACAAGATTACCTGAATACTACTGGCGCGGCATTAAAAGCAGCTATTTCTGGTAATAAAACAGCCGTTACTGTTGGAGGTGAAACACCATCATTAAGAGGTTTAAATAAAGCAACACGTCCATTCGGTGATGCATATTCGCGTATTGTTGCTTGGTTGATGGATGGTGCAACATTCAACGACTTTATGGATGAGACATTAACCAACGCAAATAACCTATTCCAAATTGGCAACGTCGCCATTAAACAAGATAACCTTGGCCGTCGTTTTGTTATCTCTGATATTCCAGCTTTATCAGATGCAGACAAACAACATTCGCTAGGTTTAGTGACTGGTGCTGCTGCGGTTCAAACATCACCACTAATCATGAAGGCTCAGGATGTATTAGGGCAAGAAAATATTAAGGCACTAATGCAAGGTGAGTACGACTTTACTATTGGTTTGCGTGGTTACCAGTGGAGCAAAGATAGCATCAAATCCCCAACTAACGAACAGATTGCCGCGGTAGCTAACTGGAAGCAAATTGCTACGGATATTAAAGATACTGCTGGTGTTATGGTTTCATTTGGCAAAGATACTAGCGTTGGTGGGTAACGTGAGGGGCCGCCGCCCCTTATTTATCCATGAGGAGTGAGCATGTCTATTGCGATTACGGTTGAGCAAGTTAATGAGCAATTAGAGGTGATGGGGTTTGAGGCAACAAGTCTTGTCATAAACTCTGCTATATCTATAGTGGACACTATTGATACTTGCCTTGATAGCGCAGGGTATTCAGATGCGGTAATTGCTTTAATTAAACTGTATTCGGTTATCCTTATATTATCATCTGCTGATGTTCGTAAAATCGCGTCAGAGCACGCACCTTCTGGCGCTTCTGTTTCATATCAGTATTTTTCTGATGGCAGAAAAACGTTGCTAAAAATGCTGTCTTCCCTAGATACCAATGGATGTACTAATAGCCTTCCTATTGAACGCCCCGTAGGTGTCATTCAGTTTGATGTAGTTCGGGGGTGATATGGGGAAAATCCTGCGACGATTTTGCAAAGGGTGGGCAACCATCTGGAAAGTTGAGGGGAAAGATAAATACGGGAAGCCTATATTTTCAGAGCCAATCCATATCCGGTGTGATTACGGAAGTAGCTTTAAAGATGGTAGTAAAACTATTGGTACTGAAATAATTATTAAGAATGTCATTTGGACTGAGTATAGCGAAGCTTCTCAAGAAGACTATATCGCCATCGGTAAGTATGAAGACAGAGAGCCATTTTTGCATGGTGCTAGTAGGATTAAGTCTATCGATAGAGACCGTGATATTAATGGCGGTCTAGATGATTACACACTAACAACGGCGGTGTAACTATGGGGGCAAAAGTAAAAGGAATAAGTAATGCGATATCTAACTTAAACTCTCTGGTTGGAAGCATAGCATCAAAGAAGATAGCTCGAGCCATGCATAGAGCGCTAGATATTGGTGGCAGGCAAGCTGCTGTATACACGCCAATTGACACTAAAACGCTCATTAATTCACAATTTAGAGATGTAAAAGTAAAAGGTGCTCTATTTACTGGTCGCGTTGGTTATTCTGCTTCATATGCTGTTTTTGTTCATGATCCTAATGTTAAACAAACTTTCCGCAGACCTACTGCTAAGAAAGAATTCCTCCTGAAGGGGTTTAAGGAAACGAAGCAAATGATTGATCAGGCTGTTGCTGAGGAACTTAAAATATGACGACCTTTGAGAGACTGAAAAACTATTTTTCTGAATCAGGGTTATCTGATGGTTTCATTCAGCAGGATTATATTTGGAATGAAAAAGAAGGTAATGATTCAGATTCATATATCGTATTTCAGCAACTAAATGGAACTGGTCGTATTGATGATTTAAGTGGCGATGATTTCTTCACCGTTTCACTCATATCTGGCAAGGCGTGGATTGATTTTATTGTTCAGAGAGCTAACGAAATACTAGAGTATGTAAGGTGTCACTCTAGAAGTCATAACATTGGTTTTATTATCAATACATCTGGTTTTGTTAATCCAATTCAAACGACAGAAGGTAGGTTTATTATCCCGCTTTCTTTCCGCTGTACATCTTAAATTAAACACATCTCAACAGGTCGCTTATGCGGCCTTTTTTATTTGCAAATAAAGAGGTTATAACATGGCACAATGCCCTGATGATAAAGGCCTAGTGATGGGTAACGCAGGTATTCTGCGCATTGCAAAAGGCTGTCCTGACCAAGTACCAGCACAAGATCAGTTCTTACGCTTAGGTGCATTAACAAGCAAGTCATTCGATTTCGGCATGGAGACAGTGACATCTAATGCTGATGACACTAAAGGCTTAACTGAATCAATTGTTACTGGCGCTGACTTTACCATTAGTTTTGATGGTGAATTAAAGAAAGCTGGTGTGACCGGTTCTACTTCCGCGTTTGATATTGCCAAAGAAATCCTTGATGAAATCAAAGCTGGTCGCCAACCAGATTATTGGATTCAACTTGATATGAAAGGTGATGGTTCTGATGTTGTTCAGGGCTATATGTTGTTTACATCTTGGTCAATGGAGTTTCCAACAAAAGAAATTTCTACCTATTCAGGTGAATTGAAAGTTGCTGATGCAGAAACGGTTGAATGGCTACAAGAAGAAATCGTTGTTGAAAGTATTACTGTCGAGCCAGCCACTCTGGCTGTAAAAGTAGGTGAAACCAAGACATTTACCGTCAAATTTACCCCAACCGATGCTACGAACAAAAACTACACTGCTGTGAGCGATAAGCCGAACTTTGCAACAGTTACTCAGCTTGTGAATGTAGTCACCGTGCGTGGTGTTGCTGAAGGTACTGCAAATATCACTGTCACATCTGAAGATGGTAGTAAAACAGCAAAATGCGTGGTCACTGTTACCGCTGCTTAATATTACAAAGGGTGCTTTCGAGTGCCCTTGATAATATTCAGGAGGGATTATGACACCTATTTTAGAAATCGGGGAGATGGTTATCTCTACTGATAAAAAGGATTACTTGTTTAGACCATCGTTCATCAATATGACAAGAATCGGTGAGCCTAAACAGATTGTGAAAGCCTACGGTCAATTAAATGGCGCTGAGGTGCAAGAGTTAATTGCACGCGCCGTAATGAGCTACAGGGTTATTCCTGAGTGGTTAATAAAAGCCATTAGTAAGCCGACATACGGACGCAATATCCTACAAATTGCAATGATGGTTATGCAGGCGTGCTGTGATGATGATTGTTCTGAAATCATTGGCGAATGGAGATCGGGTAAGCGAGGTATTGTCTATAAAAACGGCAAGATGCCAATCGCTGACATTATCGTCATTTCTCGAGAATTATTCACTCACGGAATTATCGGTAAAGCGAAGATCCGTAAACTTCAACGTAACGAAGGCAAAAATGAATTCTCAGATGAGTTTATGGCAATTGATTACATCAGCTCTGCTCGTGCGCACTTTGGTATGAATCGAGAGGAAGCCGAGCAGCTAACCATGACTGAATTTCAGATGATGCTCAAAGCTAAATATCCTGATGAAAAAGGCTTCACCAAAGAAGAATATGACAACATCATGAAACAAGATGATAAACGCAATAATGAGCTAATCAGTGGTAAGCGCAGATTAGTGAGTAGGAAGAGGAAGTAAGGCAGCAATATCCTTATCAATGCGGTGAGTAGGTGTTGTTGTATATATGTACAGTGTTTGACTATGGGAACTGATGTTCTTGCATTAATAGGCGAAACCGAATTTACTAGATGTGAAATTAATTCATGCTGTATATATAAACAGTATTTTAGCGAAGCTTAAGTGATAAATAGTAATATATGATTGGTGGCTCAAAAAAATAGTAGTTTGAATTGGCCTTATCATTGCATTAATTAAATTTGACTATATTATTTTTTTAAAAATTTTTGATAGGGAAATAATATGGCAATTTATAAGTTTTATAACATTCAACTTTTACCAATCGATACAAAGAAAGTATCTGAGGTTGGGGTAGATGGGTATTGTAGGTTGTTTGAAGCATTATCTAATCAAGTGAATGCCTGTAAAGAGAACGGAGATAAACTAAGCTCAATTGCTTTTCCTATGAGAGGGGGAATGTTTTTTGCTCCATATAGCATAACAATCACAACATACCCATCTAAAGATGGCGATAGTAGGTTAGTTTATGGTTCATTTTTGAAGTTTGATGATGTTAATGAGGTCGTTGACACCAATAGTGGTGAGCTTTTGTACAAGTCGAAGGGTAACTCTAGTAGTAAACGTTATGATTTAGAGTTCGTTTTTGACCCTGAACAGCACGTTATGGCCATTCATCATACCGCGGGATTGCCAACTAGAAACCCATTGATTGAAGCATTAAAAAGCATATTAGAAGGACATGCAGCTGGGCTTTTTAAAAACCATAGCTTAGAGATTGAGGAGCTGACAGCTGCCGAGTCAATTAAGATTTTCTTTGAAAAGAATCTTTTCGGAATAAAGAGCTATGATGGGTACGTTACGTTTTCAAACTCTGGCTCATTTGATGAATTTGCAGAAAGTGCGATAGTAAAAAAAGCTGAAAAAGAATTAAAAGATAAAAATGTTGGTAAATGGAGCTCTAAATATTCTAGCTTTAAAGGATCGTTGATGAGTGAACTGCCTGAGCAAGCAAAAGTACAAATGGTTTTAGCTGCAAGGTATGGGAATGTCGAAGTATCTTATACTGATGAAAATGGGGAAAAACATAAGTATGTGATGGAAGATCATCCAGTGAGAGAATTCTATAAAGAAGAAAAACAATTGGGACGAAGGTCTAGAGCAATAGAAATAAAAAACCTTATAGTTCGAGCAATAAAAAGAACAGTGTCAAAGTATTAGTAATGTTCTTTACAGGAGGGCGGCAATGCAAGAAAAATATTTAAACTATAAAAAGATCAGAGCGATTCCTATTGCAGGTGATATTTTTCGCATTGCTAATGCATACGTTTATGAAGGTAAGGTGGATAATCACGGATCTATTGCCCCGTTATCTTTATGGCTCGATAAAATAGGTAAAAAATTACTATATACACTAATATTAACAGTTATTTTATCTATTATTTGTTGGTTATTCTTGGATGTAAATTGGGATGCTGCTGATGCAATAATAAGTGTTTTTCCTAGCTTGCTCGGGTTTGGTATAGGTGTGTTTGCGCTATTGTTTATTTTGCCAAATAGGCTTTATCAGCTTTTAGATAAGGAAAAAGAGAACGGAAACATTAAGTTTGGTCATGAGATTTTAGCTGTGGATATGGGCTACCCATTACTTGTATTTGCAGTTATTTTGACATGGTCTGGAGTTAATAAGTTTATAGATATTGCTGCTTTTAATTTTGTTAGTAAGTGGCTGTTTTTTTATGGTATGAGCATGGTGTTAGAACTCATCTCTTTTTTGTTCAATATCTCAATGTTAATAATGAATTTAAAAATAAAACCATAACCCACTGAAGCGCCCCCCAATTGTTGGGGGTTTTTTATTGCCTGAATATCTCAAATTATTGATATTGTTTGATTGTTCTAACTTGAAATGACCGACCTACAAAATAATTGTAGGTAACTACAAAAGTTTTGTAGTTCAAATATTGAGCGACTCCTAAAGAGTTTTACAAAAAAGTTGTAAAACTTATCTTGTGTAATTTATTGATATAGTTTGATTATAGCGAATCGCGAGAATTGATAGCCCATCCTTGGGCTGGGTGTTATAGATCATCAGCTTCCCTTGCTATCGAAAATACGACATTTATAGCTAGCAGATATGCATTATCCACGACGCCATATACTTCAGGGGTTATAACATTTTCATGTCTCGCTAAAGCGTTCTCCATATACTCAGTAAGTTCTACGCAATAATATTCGCTTTCATGATCAAGAATATAGAGCCCCTTAATGAACTCTCTGTACCGTGTAAATATGGTTTTAATAAAAGCTTCATTTGATGACCATGAAAAAAAAATCATTTATTGATAAAGGTTGGTTTAGTTGTTCTAGCCTAGTTAACTCTCGAGCTAGCCATTGACATCCGTCACGTAGTAGTTCTGGGGTAAGTTTCATACCATATCCTTATTTATCATTTTGTTGAGTACTGTTGGCTACTAGTTTTTCTAGCATGGATTCAATTTTGTCTAGTCTTCCAGAAATACTATCTTTTTTGGATTCAATTTCTTTCTTTGTATCCTTATCGCTAATGTTTTCCATAAAGTTAGATATCATTCCGCTTCTGGATAGCATAATTATATCTGGCGATAGTTCCTTTCTAGATTCTATCGCTACCCCCAAAATAGTTAATTTTTTACTAACTAACATATTCATATACTTTGGATTTAGCGAATGAAGGTAATACTCACCTTGATCAATAATTAGCTGTTTGAAAGTAGCATCATTACTTGAATCAAGTTTGCAGAGAATAAAATCGCCATTGTTAGCATCTAATTCTGGGTCAAATATAACAATACTCCCTTCAGGAAAGGTAATTGCAGAGTTAGATTGCATGGAATCACCATCTATCCTTACAGCAAACGCAGTATCTGAAGCTAAACGAGGAGCAGGGATGTAATCATACCCAACCATATTGTCATCACTTGGCAGATTAGCAGCTTGAGTAAAAGTCAGAATAGGTATTAGCGGCAAGGTAATCGTGGATCTGACTCGCCCAATCTCTGGGGGGGCGCCAATACCTTGAGCTAACCACTCAGCGGTAGCTCCTAATGTTGCAGCAAGATTGTTTAGTACATTAATTCTTGGTTTTGAGTCACCAGCCTCATAAGCGGCTATTTGCCTACGGACCACTCCTACCTTGTCAGCAAGATCACCTTGAGTAAGGCCTAAAGATTGCCTAACTAGTTGTATGCGATTTTTAAAATTATCATCTATATTCATATGTGAACTCTTTAAAATTCATATTGACACAATGTGAGTCATGATATATAACTAATACTACATCATGAAGATGTGATATTGAAATACTTCACAGGAGATAAAATGGAAAAGAAAAACAGAATTATGCCGTATCCATTTCGAATGAAGCCAGATATGAGGCAATGGATTGATAATGTTGCGGAGAATAGACGGCGCTCTACTCAAGTTCAGCTTGAATATATTTTAGAGGTATTTAGAGAGAAAGTGGAAAATGGTGAACTTGAGATGCCGTAAAAAAGAAGAAACCCCAATTGTTCGAGCAATTGAGGTTTCATTATCAAATAAACTCTTGGGCGAGAATAAGTGACATGACTAATTTAGCAAATATTAACGACATGAGCAATTCAGTTAAATCCATCCCAGCAATTATGCATAACGGAATACCTGTAGTTACGACTGAACTGTTAGCTGAGTTATATGATACTAAAAGTAACAACATAAAAGTAAACCACTCCCGTAATGCAGGTCGCTTTATTGAGGGTAAGCATTACTTCAAAGTTATTGGAAATGCTCTAAAAAATTTGCGAGTTACTTTAAGTAACCTACAAATTTCACCAAAAGCGAGAAGTTTAATTCTGTGGACAGAAAGAGGTGCGGCTCGCCATGCGAAAATGTTAGACACAGACAAAGCATGGGATGTGTTCGAATTAATGGAAGATCACTATTTTAATAAAGGAAAAAATGAGGTTGTTGTTAGCACGCGCCCAATAACCCAAAGGGAAAAAGATGCTCACAACATTAATGCTCTATTTAATCACTACGATGTTTTTTATTCAGCATGGAAGTCAGAAATATATCCAATGCTAAGACAACTTGAATCACCACTTGCTGGAAGGTTGGTTGATAGATTTCAAGATGGTTATGCATTTCTGATGAATTTAAGGAGAGATATTAACGGGAGATTACAAGAAGGTGAGTTGCCAAGAATATGCAGGTAAAAACAGAAAAGCCAACAGTTCGCACCTGCTGGCTAATCCCAAACAAAACCAAGAAGGAAATGTTTCAATGAACGAATTAACTTTAGCATCACATGAAACAAATGTCACTATGTCAAGTCGTGAGATTGCAGAATTAACAGGAAAGGCTCACCATCACGTAGTTCGTGACATTGAGAAAATGTTTATGGAACTAGATTTTAATTATCCAAAAACGGATGATTATGTTTCTAAAGAGTTTTTTATTAAGCGTAAAAATTACAAGGGTCGTTCTGTTATTGATGAAATAGGATTAGACCAAGATCTTACAATGACGTTAATGACTGGATACAGTGTTCCATTGCGCCATAAAGTATCAAAACGCTGGAGGGAGCTTGAGTCAGGGAAAGCAACACCAATTGTTGCACTTAATGATCCTGAATTCTTGCGTTCTGCTTTATTAAATTACACTGAAAAAGTATTAGCTCTTGAATCATCAAATAAAGAGCTAACAAACAAAGTCGAGTGTATGTCTAACTTGTTCAAAGAAGGCATGACACCGACTCAATTTTGTAAAATGCTTAACGGTGTAAATACTCAACAAGTTCAAATGTGGTTAGCTGAACGCAACTGGCTATATAACGAAAGTAAGTCAGGTAAAAATATTCGCTGGCGTGTCGCTTCATACGCTCGTGATAAGTACATGACAGAAAACCAGAGTGAAATTAACCCACACGGTCACGAACCTTTCATTAAGTATCAGCCAGTATTACTAAAGAAAGGTGCTAAACGTCTTTATGATCTCTATCTTGCTGGTGAACTACCAATGAAAAAGAACTGGGATGGTTTATTTACTCATGATAAGGAATTCAAAGAAGTAGCTTAATCACCCAAGCCAAGGACGGCTTGCTTGAGATCACATACTACGCCTCTTGATTGAGGCTTTTTGCTTTTCTTTGCACCACAAACAGCTAAACTAATAACAAATTAACTAACGAGGATGGTGTTGTGAGGAAGGTAACATTAACAGTATCTTTGCTAATATTATTTATGCCTTCAGCTAAGGCAATAGTGGTTGAAAAAAGTGAAGTGTCATGGATGGATGATATCCCTGAAGTAAGAGCGTTGGGATGTAAAGAATTTACAAAATTAACATACTCAAAAATAAAGCCTAGAGAAGTAATTATTAGTGAATCTATATTTTCTACTCATAAATTAATGCCAAACAGTTATTTGGAGTGCAGTATATGGAAAAATAGAGATGATACTGCATACGTGATTAAACCAAAGGAACATTTTAATATAGAAGGACATAACATAGGTGTGTATCATGAGGATGGTTCTGGAAGAATTGATGGCAGTAATGGACTATGGTCTTTTGGGTGTAAAAGCGACGCGATGACAGATGAGTATTATTGTTATTTGTCGGCCAATAATATAACCGTGACAAAAGATACTGATGGGTATCAAGTGTATGTTGGTAATGGGGTATTAAAATCATCAAGATCGCTAATTAGATTTGATAAAGATAAGCCAATCGAATCCGAATTAGGTGGGATATATTATGGAGAAAAGGCTACAGATATAATTAAAAGGCTTAATCATAACCCAAAAGTAACAATAAGGTATTATCCATACAGGAATAATAAATCAGTAGATGAAATCATAAATATTAATAACTTTAATATAGCTAAAAGCGTGCTTGATAAAATATATGATTCACACAAATAAAGATTTCATATTTTGTGCATAAGACCCTGTCATTTTGGCAGGGTTTTCTTTTTTTAGGAGACTTAAAATGTCAGAACAAAAAGTTGGCGGTATTGTTTACCAAGTATCAATGGATATAAAGCCTTTATTACAAGGTGAAAAGGAAGTAAGCAAATCCCTAGAGGAGATGAATAACTCAACAAAAAAAACCATAGAAGCGCTTAATAAGCTAGATAGAACGGCCGCTAATGTTGGTTCCTCTTTAAAAATGCCAGAGATAAACAAGCTATCCAGAAAAATGTCTGAGTTAGCTGGCAGTATTGGCGCTCAGTCAGCAAAAACAGAGAAAGCGACTCAGGTGAACAATAGATTTGCTGGCGTCTTAAGTACCGTATCAGGAACATTTGGCGCTGGCTATGTTAGCAATGTTGGTAGCGCAACAAGTCAACTTGTTCAGCACACAAAAGCCGCGATCCTAGCCACTCAAGCAGAATTAGAACACGCTAAATCAGCGCAAAAAGAAGCAGAAGCACTTCAAGCCGCGGCATCTCAGCAAGTATTAAATGCAAAAGCAGCAAAAGAGGAAGCTCAAAGCAAGTTAGCCTCAGTTAGTGCTGAAAAAAGCACTATTACTGAAATAGAGCGCTCTACAGATGCAAAAATGAAGGATCTGGAGGCACTTCGTCAGCGTCAAATTTTGATGGTTAAAGATGCAGAAGAAAACTACCAGATGACGGCTAGCGAAAAGAATTTAATGGCGGTAACTAAAGCAAAAAATGCACTTTACGCCACCGAAAACAAAATAAAGACACAGTTGTCAGTTACTGGTAAAGAAATAGCCGCAATAGAGGCTCGTATTGCAGCAGCAAAAGAGGCAGAAGCGCTTGCAACTAAACGATTAAACGCAGCAATAGCGCTAGAGCAGAAAGGTAAAGCAACCTTAAAGTCAGCAAATGAGGCAGTTGCCGCAGCGTCAGCAAAAGTAACGCTAGCCACACAGGCACAAAGTGTTGCCATGAATGGATTGAAAAGCGCAATGGCATTATTGGGTGGTCCTACTGGATTGTTTATGTTAGCCGCAGCAGGGGTGTATGCGCTTTATCAATCAATGAGCAACAATTCATCTATTGATGATTATAAGTCAAAAATTGACGAAGCTATCAATAAACTAGATGAGCTTAACGCTAAACAAGCTGCTGCTGCCGCATCAAAAGCAAGGTCAGTTATTAATGAAAACACGAAAGAAATTGACTCTTTAGAAAAGAAAATAACATATATACGTTCAATAATTCAAAGTATCAAGGATGGTAGCGGTAGAGTTTGGGAGGATGTGCAAGATGTAGATGAAGCAAAACAAAAACTTAGCGAGTTAGAGGGTAAGTTAGTAGATCTAACACAAGAAAACAAGCACTATTCCCGAACACTGGAATTATTAAACAAGACAGAAAAAGAAAGGACAGGTAAAACCGACGAACAAATAGAAGCTAATGCTTTATATCTAAAATCCGTTGGCGGAGTTCGTGAAGCTAACGAATTATTGTTGAGAACATTAGAGCTAGGCTCTCCGGTTATTGCTGATATAGAAACCCAGATAGACAATCTTGCTAAATCACTTGAGGATGCAAAAGTACCTCCAGAGGAAGCAGAAATTGCTATTTCGAACCTCAGAACAGCATTAGAAGCGAAGTTATCAAATAACTTTGAAGTGATGCTACAAGACCTTGAAAATAATGTTACTGCATTAAAAATAGAGATGAAGGATGGCAAAGATGCGGCGATAGAGTATCGTGCAAGCGTCATGGCCGCCAAAATGGGCATGACTGATGAGGGACAGGTAAAGCGTTATATACAATTAATTAAAGAAGAAACCGAGGCTAGGGAAAAGTTAACAAATCAAAACAAGAAATCAAAATCAGGAAATAACGAAGCTAAACGCATTGACGATGCCATTAAAAAACAACAACAACAGACTGAGGCGTTAAGAAAAGAATTTGAATTATTGAGTTCTGGCGCAGCTAACGTAAATAGAGAGATGGCTATTTTTAATGCTGTTCAAAGTCTGGGTGCTGATGCGACAGATAAGCAAAAGAAAGCTATTGCTAAAGAAGCCGCCGAAGTTTTTGACCTCAAACAAAAAGTCGATGACTTTATTAAGTCACAAGAAATCACACCGGAGTTAAAACTTGCAAGAGCATTTAGACAAGAGTCTGAAGAGCTTAAACGCATGTTTGATAATGATTTCATTGATGAAGAAACGTTTAAGGCGTTAGGCAATAAAGCAATGAAGGCATTTGATGCTGGAATGGCTGAAATAAAAATAAATGCGGTTATTGACCCAATAACTGAAGCCAAAGGGCAATATGACCCGATTCAAGCACTGGCTAACGAACACGCTAAGAAACTTGAGATGATCCGCCAATTCGAAACAGAAAAAGGCGCTATTACTCAGCGTGGCTTAGAGTTAATGAATGCCGCTAATACTCAATATGAGCAAGACCGGTTAAATGCTCAATGGGAGATATGGCGTAATCAAAGTCAAGCTAATCAATTCTTAGCTGATGGGTTGGACGCATTAGGACAACGCTCTACTAACGTACTCACGGGGCTATTAACAGGCACACAATCCCTTAATGATGCTTTCCGTAATGTCGCATTAACCATTGTAGACCAAGCCGTTGGCGCTCTGGTTCAAATGGGTATGCAACAGGTTAAGAATATGGTTACTGAAAGTGCCATGCGTAAGGCTTCCAATGCACAAGCTATAGCGGAGGCTACAACCACTGGCGCAGCAATTACAAATGCTATGGCTCCGGCAGCAGCGACAACCAGTATTGCCACGATGGGCTCTGCCGCCACATGGGGTATGGCTGCAATGGCAACAGCTATTCCCGCTATGATTGCGCTTGCTGGTGCTCGTAAAAATGGTGGGCCCGTAAATGCTGGCTCTATGTATCGAGTGGGTGAGGGTGGTAAGCCTGAGATATTCAAGGCATCTAACGGTAGTCAGTACATGATACCGGGTGATAATGGTCGAGTTATTAGTAATCGACAAATGGGTAAAGGTGGTAATGGTGTCAGCATGGGTGATATGCACTTTACATTCCAAGTTCAAGCGCCTAATGGCATCACTCAAAAGGAAGCACAACAGATACAGCAAATGGTGAGAGGTACGGTTTATGACGTACTTGGTAACGAAATGCGTAGCGGTGGTGCTTTGGAAAAAGTAAGAAGTTGGTAATTAAGAGAGGTAGTTATGAGTAATCAGAATATCAAAGAAATTAAAGATAGTGATGGTAACGTGAAATTTAGAATAGCGAAAATTGGAGTATTTGACACATCACCAACACCATCAATAGAAGATTTAGTGAAAAGAATTGAGTCACTGGAAAAACAGCTCGCTGATATGCAAAAGGCAACGAGCTGTGATTTAGATATACTAAGCACGCGAATTACTGCAGTCGAAAGCTTTAGCCGTTAGTACAGTTAGCAAAGCTATTCTTTGCGTGTTGTATAGCTAATTTTTCAATATCTCTTAATGTTAAATTCTCTACAACTTTACCTGTGACATCTATTGTGAAATGGTGGATTGAACCATCCGAACCTTGTAAGGCAATATCTAATGTGTTCTTATCATTAGCTCGGTCTATGCCTGAAACATGAATCAAATTAAATTGCATAAAATTCCCTCACACCGAAGTAAATCAGCCATTCCTTCGGCAAGTTTCTCTGGGCTGAATATATAAAATAACCTAATGGATATTTATTAATATCCTGATATTTGATCAGGCGGCTTTGTGTCGCCTTTTTTATTGGAGTAACCAATGGAAGAGTTTAAATGGCGACCTGAAACAGCTTATCAGGTGGGTAATGAGCCTAAAGTGAAAGTAGCTAAGTTTGGTAACGGTTACGAACAAAGAGTCAAAGACGGGATCAACAACCAACTAAAGACTTATCAACTCTCATTTGTTAAGCGTACTGATATTGGGAAACAGATTGATGAGTTCCTTAAGGCTCGAGGTGCAGTTGAATCATTCTTATGGCTAACCAGTGATGATAACTCTAAACGTAAATTTGTTTGCCGTGGCTGGCAGGTAACGCCAAGGGCGACGGTATGGCAGATAGATTGCACATTTGAGGAGGTTGTTGCATGAGGGATATACCTCAAGAGATGCGCATAAATGTTGCAGATTTACAGCAAAATGCAATGTTAGATTTGTATGAGGTCGATTTAAGTCGTTTTGGTGGTGATGTTTACCGGTTTCATGACGGCATGAATGGCTTATTAAAACCTATTGTCTGGCAGGGTTTACGATATGAACCTTATCCTGTTCAGGTTACAGGGTTTAGTGTAACGACTCAGGGGGCATCAGACAGACCAAAAATGACGTTTGCTAACTTTGACGGAATGTTAACTGCGATTAACAACGACTATGATGATGCGCTAGGCGCTATCGTTACTCGTAGGCAGGTTTTAGAGCAATATCTTGATGCTGTTAATTTTCCCAACGGAAACCCACAAGCAGATCCAACCAGAGAAGCCGTTCAAAAATACGTTGTCGAACAGCGAGAAAGTTCAGACTCTGATTTTGTGACGTATATATTAGCACTTCCAACAGAAACAGATAACGCCCTGATACCTAGACGGGTTATTCAGGCTGATATCTGCTCGTGGCGATACCGAGGATTTGATTGTGGTTATGATGGACCACCTGTTGCAGATGAAAAAGACCAACCAACAACCGATCCCTTAAAAGACAAATGCTCTCATAAATACAGCGGGTGCAAATTAAGACACAAAGGAAAGATGCCATTCGGCGGGTTTTTAGGTTCAAATAAATTAGGTTAATCCATGATTGAGAAAGACATTATCGCTCACGCGAAAGCGGAAGGAGTGAGGGAGTCTTGCGGCTTAATTTCGGGTGATAGGTATTTCCCTTGCAGAAACATACATCCCGATCCGCAAAACTATTTTGAAATTAACCCAGACGATTGGATGACGGCAGAGTGTTACTCAGACGTCAAAGCTATTGTTCATAGTCACCCTGACGGAAAGCCTTTCCTGAGTTCTGGTGATAGAACAATACAAAGGAAAACAAATCTGCCTTGGTGGTTGGTATGTGATGGAGTGATCCATAAGTTCAGGCCAATAGCGCCACTATTAGGTAGAGAGTTTAAACATGGTGAGCAGGATTGTTATTCCATTATACGTGATGCCTATCATCTGTCAGGCATTCAGCTAGATGATTTTATTCGTCCCGATGAATGGTGGTACACAGAACAAAATCTCTATCTTGATAACACGGACAAGCAGGGATTTTATCAAGTAGAAGAGGCTCAAGAAGGCGATATGATATTGATTTGCTTAGGAACATCAAAACCTTGTCACGCTGCGTTGTACTTAGGTAATCAAGAGATATTGCATCACAGGCCAGACAGATTGAGTAAGCGAGATACTTACGGTGGTTACTGGTTTAAATACACTCACAGCATTTGGAGGCATAAACAATGGTCAAATTACAGTTTGCAGGCTATTTACGCAGATTTGGACGCAGGTTCGAGCTTGAGGTAAGTAATGCAGGTGAGGCCTTACGCTGTCTTTGCTATCAAATTGATGGGTTGAAAAAAGAGATTAACCAAGGTCAGTTTCGCGTTCGTATCGCAGGTAATGATATGACCGAGGATAGTATTTCCACGGGATTAAGTACGCCATTAAATGAAGGTGATGTTATTACGATCGTCCCCATAGTTGGTGGTGCTAAATCTGGCGGGTGGCTAGGCATTATTGGTGGAGCTGCTTTAATTGGCGCATCGTTTTTAATACCGGGCGGATTTTTGGCAACGATGACATCGACCGCATTATTTGCCGCTGGTGTAGGTGTGGCCGCCGCGGGATTGGCAACCATGTTAACTAAAACACCGCCAGCGCCAAGCATAGAGGGGCGAAACTCAGAAAGTAACCAGTATTTCAGTTCGTTAGCAAATAGAGTGGGGCAAGGTTATCCGGTTCCTATCTGTTATGGCGAGATGGTTGTGGGTTCAAATGTAATATCACAAGGTTTGGAGACTGTTTAATGGGCAAAGGTGGCGGTGGAGGAATCACTCCAAGGTTGCTCGATGACAACTTAAAAAACAAACAATTTCTTAATGTCATCGATTTAGTTTCAGAAGGGCCAATAGAAGGGCCTGTGGGTGGTATGTCAGGTTTTCTATTGAATGGAACTCCTGTTGTAGATGCAGATGGCAATCCAAATATTCATGGTGTTGAAGTTCAGTGGCGAGCAGGAACGCAAACGCAAGAACCATTAGAGGACTTTCCTTTTGTAGAAAAAGAAATTCCTGTCAATGTAGAGGTAAAAAAAAGCACACCAATCTTACGCACTATTTCAGATCAGGAAACTGACCGCGTTAGATTCACTTTGGGGGTTTCTGCTCTTGTTAGTCAAGATGACAAGGGAAATCAGCACGATGCTACGGTAGAAATGCTTATTGAAGTTAATGATGGTTCTGGTTGGACACATGCAGAAACAGCAAAAATAACCGGAAAAATCAGTGGCCAATATTTAGAATCATATATCATTGATGCGCCTAAAAAGAAACCTTTCCAAATTAGAGTTTCACGATTAACAGATGATAGTAAAAGTGATCTACTGAAAAACGGAACGGTATGGGCAAGCTACACAGAAATAACTGACGCTAAATTCTCTTACCCTAATTCTGCCGTCGTCGGGATGAAAATCGATAAATCCCAATACGGTGATACACCCAATCGCACCTATCATATTAAAGGGATGATTATCCAAGTTCCTGATAACTATGATCCGGAGTCTCGTACTTACACTGGCATCTGGACTGGTCGCTTCAAGCCCGCATGGACTAATAACCCTGCATGGGTTTTTTACGATTTAGTCACTAATGAACGATACGGTATAGGAGAGATGATCGGCTCGTTTGGCGTTGATAAATTCGCGCTATATGCCATTGCTCGTTACTGTGATGAATTGGTTGATGATGGGTTTGGCAACAAAGAGCCGCGCTTTACTTTTAATGCCTACATTACCTCTCAACGAAAAGCCAAAGAAGTGCTTGATGACTTAGCGTCCGTATTTCGCGGTATGCCTTTATGGGACGGACAGCAATTAACGTGCTTTCAAGATAGACCATCAGATCCAGTATGGACGTACACAAACTCAAATGTTATTGATGGAAAATTTAAATATACATCAACAGCGAAATCAGCTCGTCATAATGCTATCGAGGTGTCATGGATAAACCCGAGTAATGGATGGAGTGAAGAAAGAGAATTTATCCAAGATGATGATCTCATTCAGCGATTCGGCGGTGTAAATGTTAAGAAAGTTACTGCTTTTGGTTGCACTAGTCGCGGACAGGCTCACAGAGTGGGTAAGTGGATATTACAGACAGAAAAGCTGGAGAAAGATAGCGTTACATTCTCAACAGGAAGAGAGGGGATTAACTGCATCTCTGGCGATATTATTGAGGTAGCAGACGATAGCTTTGCAGGAGTGAAGGTAGGTGGTCGGGTTCTATCAGTTAATGGTAGCGCTATTACTATTGATGCGCCTATAGATTGGAAATATGACGATAAAGGTACTTTCTCATTTTTAGGGACATCAGGCAGGTTCGAGAAAATAGAAATTCAATCTATCGATGGTGATATTGTCACTTTGCGTGAGGTTCCTCGTGGACTGAAACAATATGGTGTATTTTCTATTACCAAAAGCATGCTAATAACAAGATTGTTTCGAGTTATTACCATTTCAGAAAATAATGATGGAAATTACTTATACAACTGTATTCAGCATGAACCTCAAAAGGAAAGCATTGTTGATAATGGAGTTGATTTTACTGGGAACCCGCCAACGCAGAATGTTATTCGCATTCCTAATATAGAGCGTCTTTCTATTGCTTACGTTGATGATAGCCCTCAAGTTCAAGCTAGGGCTATGTGGGTAACAACAGCCATTAATAGAAATATTTCATTTAATGTCACTCTTTATAAAAACAGCAAGGTTGTATCTACTGGTAATACCACAGATTTAGAGTACTACTTTAATGGGCTTGAAGCCGGTGACTATCTTGTTGGGGTGAGAGGTCAAGACGCTAATGGAATGCTTGGTAATGAATCAAAAGTCCAGATGGTTATTGGTACGCCAAGTGCACCTAGCTCAATAATTGTTGAGTCTGGTTTTTTTGAAATAAAATTAATCCCTCATATCGCTGCGCCACACACTCTAAATACCGAGTTTGAGTTCTGGTTTTCTGGTGAAATAAAAATAAATAATATCAATGAGATAGAGTCAAAAGCTGATTTCTTAAGTCGCGCTAAGTTCTGGACAAAAGGGCAATTAAAGCCGGGGCGTGATTACTGGTTTTATGTAAGAAGCGTAAATGAATATGGGAAGTCTCATTTTGTAGAAGCTAAAGGACAAGTTGACGGTAACATAGACGCTATTCTTGAAGAATTAGCGGGGCAAATCAGCCGAGACCAACTCGCACAAGACTTATTGGGTGAAATTAACAGTAAAGCTAACCAAATCGATATTACTGAATTACATGAGTTGATGAGGATAAATCATGACAAGATTTTATCTGAGTTGATGAGGCATGGAGCAACGATTGAAGAAAGTGAAAAAAAATGGGAGGAGGCAGGAAAATTACTGGCTGAGCGGATAAATCAAGTTTCAACGGCAACAGAAGCACAGGCAGCCGCAATTAAACAAGAGCAACAAGCACGTATTGAGACTGATAAAACCGAAGCACAACAACGCCAATTCTTAGCCACTCAACTTCGTGGTGATTATACCGGTAATGATTTATCGAAAGTCACCGCAGGACTCATTTCCGCAGAGAAACAAGCACGTGTTACAGGCGACCAAGCAGAAGCGAAAGCCCGACAATCACTGGAAACACGGATGAATGGGAATGTTTCAGCGATTAATAAATCATTAGAAACCCTCACCTCGAAACAGCAAGCACAAACGCAAGAGATTTCAACGCTCAATTCAAATCTTAAGGGGAAAGCTGATAGCAGTGTGGTGAATGCGTTAAATACGCGAGTATCTAATATTGATGGCAAAGTGACGTCTGCAACCTCTCAGGTACAAACGTTATCCAGCAAATTAGATACAGTGAAAGCCGATTTAACGGAGTCTGTGGTGGTGGATTTAGATTTATCTAAACTCAATGAAAACACCTATTATCCGATTATTTTGCCATTAGTAACTTCTCGACGTTATGCCTTTAAGGTTTTTAGGACATTAGGGCAATATAGAGACAATAAACCGAGCTATGCGACTCACAATACCAAAGGTTTTGCCATGATTGTGGAATGGCAAGTGAGTGGTTCTGGATGGGGAACCCAGTCTGAAAACCGCATCATTGATAATTTTGATTGGCGATGGACAAATCAATCCCCTGTGATGGGGCCAGCTCAATTAACGAATGGTTCTGTGGAATATATCTATTTGCGAGGAGGTGCTAAATATCAGCTCACTAAGCATAAAAGTGTTAACCATCAAATTATCACCCGCACTTATACCAATAACAAACAATCGGTGGCACCAAAAGGATTTGTGGCGAATGAAGTACCTAAGTCCAGCGAACAGAAAGCCAATGCAACGGCGAATGCGGTAAACCAACTTGAAACTAAGGTGACTGAGGTCTCAGGTAAAGTGACCTCTACCGCCCAGCAAGTCACTCGCCTTGAAAGCCAAGTGGGTACAAGTTCAGCCAAAATCGAACAAACGTCGAAAGTGGTCACCGACATAAATGGCAAAATTTCCGCATCATGGACAATGAAAGTTCAGCAAGATAGCAAAGGGAATAAAGTCATTACGGGCATTGGCTTAGGGTTTAATGCACAAGGAAATAGCCAATTTCTGGTCAATGCCCAAAACTTTGCAGTGATATCGTCATTAAATGGCAAAGTGGTGACACCGTTTATCGTGAAGAATGGACAGGTGGTTGTTAATGAAGCTTTTATTGGTGATGCAACTATTACCAGTGCAAAAATAGCTAATGTATTGCAATCAACCAATTTCAGCCATGCAAACAAGGTGGGCTATCAACTTAATATGCGCACTGGTGAAGAAATTAAATATGGGAATAACGCTCAGGGGTACTGGATTGAAACAAACATATTAAAACGTTTGTTTGATAAAAAAGGCACAATGCGTATCAGAATGGGGATATGGTAATGGGCATGGGTTTAGAAATATATGATGAGAAAGGGCGACTCATTATTGGAGAAGACACTATTATACCGCGCCACTTGGGGCAATTTGACCTTCCTTTGTCCCAATATGGATCTCTTACTATTCCTGAGATTTCCTTAGGAGGTGAGGTTGTTTGCCATTTCTGGCTACGGTATCGCTCTCGATGGAGTGGTGAATTTCATGTAGATAAGCCTAATGAGAGAACAGAGTACTCCATATCTGGGAACACGTTAAATTACCGCGTTGATTACAATATCTATCGCTGGGAGAACAATGGCTCTGGTGGTGGGCAGACACAAGCGAATGACTCATTCTCAAGTCATGTTGTCGTATGGGTGGTGTGAAATGGTTGGTGTAGAAATTTACACAAATAATAGGCTGATACAATTAACCGATAAACTCGAAACAATATGTGTTTTGAGAAAAGCAACTCCTGATGAACTAACGTCATCATCAGGCCCTCATGATAGCTATCCGAGAATCTATGCGTTAAATAGCCAATGGATGGTTGCTCCGATTTCCAAGGTAAGCATACCTCAACACGGAGTTGGTCTTGAAGTTTATGATGAGCAAGGGAAAATGAAATTTTCATCTCTTGCTAAGTTGGTCTGCTTTGAGAAATATTATGATGTCAATACGGGGAGCGCTGGCAAAGGCTCATTAAGAATCGCAGGCAAAAGTGGTCATCGGTATGGCATGATTAAGACTCGCTCTATGGGGTATTTTCATAATACAAACATACGAAGCTACATAGACCCTGACACGTGGGATGAAGTTTGGACATTCAAAAGATATAGCGAGCGTTATGTCTTGGTTGATGATGTGGGAGGGTTAACATTTGAGTATCGATACGAGTTCTTAGGAGAAGAGGATGGCTGGATAAGTATGCCTCCGAGTCGAGAAGGTTCTGGATTAATGGAACAAGGGCTTATGATAGACGTTTCAATGTTAGAAGATTAAATACCGCACTAATGTGGTTTTTTTGTATCTAAATTTTAGGAAATAAATCATGATATACACAACAGGCACTGTTAGCACAGTGTCAGGGTCTGCTATTGTCTCTGGCACAGGTACTAAATGGACAGTTAATAATCCCGCTATTCGCTCAGGCACCATTATTTTAATTAAAAATGGTAACGCTAATTTTATTTATATGGTAGATAGAGTTAATAGCGATACAGAATTAGTCATTTCACAACCGGCTACATTTACCGTAAAAAACACTAGTTACAGCATTAATCTCACTGAGCCGAACTCATACAGCGACGCTAATAATCGTATGACCGCTATTGCATCAGATATTACGTAGTTCTTAAACGAGCAACGAGTTACGCTCGATGGTGTTAAAAAAGTGCTGGGGGATATTAGTAAAAAGTTAGATAAAAGTGGTGTGGACCTTTCAGGGATTTCGAAGTGCGATTACACGTAATACACAAATGGCTTATTGTGTGTTTCGACAAAAATCCACCTTAAAGGCGGGCGCTATTGGTCTTTGCCGACAATATTATCGCATTTAGATAAGTGTGTTGTGTTTTATCATACCACCAACCCTCAAGCGGAAGTGAGCTATTTAGCGCATAAAAAGCAATTATACAGTTCAGCCCAAACAGACATTTATGTGTGTGTATTCGTTTCAGGAATGGTTTTGACCCCGAAGAAACGTTGGGGGTTATCACTGTACAGTGAAGATGGAGCACGGGTCTTTAATACGGACTATCTGCCTTTTACCCGAGGACAATCAATGGCATTGTTATTACGGAAGGGGAGTGTAGAGACTCCATATAGCTTGCCTTTAGTCTGTGCAACCAGTCAGTTTGTGAATGCGTCTTATCAGGATGACCCTATTGATTGGGCCAAGCGCAATACGGGGATATGTTTTCGGGGAAAACAGATTTTTGTGAGCGAACGAATACGTGATGCTCATCGGCAACATCATGTAGAGCAACGTATTCCCTTTTATGTCCTTAATGGTTCACATTATTTTTAATAAAATGAATACCTGTCTATATTTATGTGGGATACATGTCGCTTTTCTTTATTGGCATAATGCTTTCTGCTGATAATGATTGTTTTACTTTAATCATTTCTTTTTCATTTGAAAATTTATAATTAGGCAATAGTTCTTTAGGTTTGACACCTAAAATAAACGCGATAGAGAATAAATGTTCTACTGTTATTTTGGTATATCCATTCTCTATACGTGAATAGTGCTGTTGACTTATTTCCAATGAATGGGCTATTTCCCTCCCTGTCATCCCTAATTCTTTTCTTTTTTGCTTTATTCTATAAGCAATAATGGAATTAATTGTACTCATGAACTTCATTCTCCAACAATAAACAGATTTTTAAGTTTAACAGAGTAAAAAGCATTTGTTATAAAAGCATTTTACTCTACTTATAAAACTCAATTAATTT